TCGGACGGTGCGAACGTCTTTTTTTCTTGTCCTGTGGAGGTGAAAAATCATGGCAAAGGACGGCACAAACAGAGGCGGCAGACGGGTACGCGCCGGAGATAAACCCGCTCCTGCCGCAGAGAAAAAGCAGAAAGGGCTTCCGGTGAAAATCATAAGCAACGACATACCTGCGCTCGATACAGCCGAACTTGAAGCGGTTAACCTGCCGGAGGGCGCTGTGCTGAACGGCACGGATATTCCGAAGCCAAGCGACTATCTGTCGGCTCGGCAAAAGAACGGTGTTCCGCTTGGCGCTGACGATATATACCGTGAAACCTGGCTGTGGCTTAAACAGCGTAATTGCGAGAACCTCGTAAACAAGCGGCTCATCGAAGCCTATGCGCAGGCATACGCAAGATACATTCAGTGCGAGGAAGCAATCAGCACTTACGGTCTGCTCGGCAAGCATCCGACCACAGGCGGCGTTATTGCTTCGCCGTTCGTGCAGATGTCGCAGCAGTTTCAGAAAAATGCTAATCTCATCTGGTATGAGATTTACGGAATAGTCAAGGAGAACTGCACCGAGCCTGTCGGTGATGATCTGAACGATGCTATGGAACGTCTGCTTCGTTCAAGGAAAGGATAACATCATGCCTAAAGAAACAATCGAATTTTTCAAGGAACTGAAAAATAACCGCCCGAACCTTACCGTACAGCAATACCGAACAATTAAAGGTCAAGCAATAAAGGGAAACGTCATGGACGCTCGAAAGGGCTTGCACAAAGTTCTGAAAAGGAGGAATGTCAGATGAACACGACCAGTGAAATGCAGCTTGTTCCGATAGACAAGCTGGTACCATACGCCAACAATGCCCGTACCCACTCGTCGGAGCAGCTGAACAAACTGCGTTCCTCGCTGCGTGAGTTCGGATTTATAAACCCAGTTATTATCGACAGGGATTTCAATGTTATCGCCGGTCATGGAAGAATACTTGCTGCGAAAGCCGAGAACATCTCCGAAGTTCCCTGCGTTTTTGTGGATTACCTTACGCCCGCTCAGAAGAAAGCATACATAATTGCTGACAACCGAATGGCTCTCGATGCAGGCTGGGACGAGGAGATGCTGAAAGTTGAAATCGAAGCATTGCAGGCGGATGACTTCGACCTCGGTCTGACGGGTTTTGATGAAAAGGAACTCGCTGCGTTCTTTGATGATGACTCCGACACCAAGGACGATGATTTCGATGTGGACGCAGAGATGGAAAAACCTTGCATAACAAAAACGGGCGACCTCTGGCTGCTCGGAAATCACAGACTTGTCTGCGGCGACAGTACAAAGCAGGAAACCTACGAACTCCTTATGAACGGAAAGCAGGCAAATCTTGTGGTTACCGACCCGCCGTACAATGTGAATTATGAGGGTTCGGCGGGAAAAATCAAGAACGACAATCTTGAAAACGAAAAGTTCTATCAGTTTCTGTTTGACGCTTTCACCTGCATGGAAAAATCGATGGCGAACGATGCAAGCATCTATGTTTTCCACGCAGATACAGAGGGTTTGAACTTTCGCAAAGCGTTTGCCGATGCGGGGTTCTACCTTTCCGGAACTTGTATTTGGAAGAAGCAATCGCTTGTCCTCGGTCGTTCGCCGTATCAGTGGCAGCATGAGCCGTGCTTGTTCGGCTGGAAGAAGAACGGCAAGCACCGGTGGTACTCCGACCGCAAGCAGACTACAATATGGGAGTTCGACAAACCAAAGAAAAACGGCGACCACCCGACAATGAAGCCCATTCCGCTTATTGCCTATCCGATAAAGAATTCAAGCATGAGCAACTGTATCGTTCTTGACCCGTTCGGCGGCTCGGGCAGTACGCTTATCGCTTGTGAGCAAACGAACAGAATCTGCCACACCATAGAGCTTGATGAAAAGTTCTGTGATGTTATCGTGAAACGGTATATTGAGCAGGTCGGTTCTGCGGAGAATGTGTCTGTGGTTCGTGACGGAAAGACGATAGCTTATTCCGAACTGGAGGTAACCGATGAAGAATGAACTTACGCTCGGCAGTCTTTTTGACGGCAGCGGCGGTTTTCCACTCGGAGGAATGCTTGCTGGCATTACTCCTCTGTGGGCTTCGGAAATTGAGCCATTCGCCGTTCGGGTAACAACGAAAAGACTTCCGCAGATGAAGCATTACGGAGATGTATCTGCGCTGAACGGAGCAGATTTGCCGCCCGTGGATATAATCACGTTCGGCAGTCCGTGCCAGGACATGAGCATTGCCGGAAAACGCAGCGGTCTTGACGGTTCAAGATCAAGCCTGTTCTATGAAGCGGTCAGAATTATAAAAGAAATGAGGTGTGCGACTGATGGAAGATATCCGAGATTTGCGGTCTGGGAAAACGTCCCCGGAGCGTTCTCGTCTAACAAGGGCGAGGACTTCCGGTGCGTCCTCGAAAGACTGTGCAGGGTCAGGGACGAAACCGTTTCTGTTCCTAGACATGAGAGGTGGACTACCGCAGGAAACATCATGGCAGACGGTTTCTCCATTGCCTGGCGAGTGCTTGACGCGCAATACTGGGGAGTCCCCCAGAGAAGAAAACGTATCTTCCTTGTCACAGATTTTGATAGCGAATGCGCCGGAAAAATACTGCTTGAGTCCGAGGGCTTGTCGGGGTATTCTGCAGAGGGCTTCAAAGCGTGGCAAAGAGCTGCCGCCGCTGCTGAAAGCGGCTCTGGAACGACAAGCGCAGTCTGCTTGAACGACCAGGGTGGACAGTCGATAGAAATATCGCACGATATAACCGGAACTCTCCGTGCGGAAACACATGGTCACCCACCGTGCGTGATGGAGTCCGCAGCAGGGTTTTGCACGGAACACTCGGCAAAAGCGAGAGGTATCGGCTACGAAGATGAAACTTCGCCCACCCTCCGTGCCGGAACAGTTCCTGCGACTGTTTATGAAAATCACTCGCAGGATACGCGCTATACGGAGTTGCACGGTATTGCTCCTACGGTTTCTTCAACCTACGGGACAGGCGGGAATAATCAGCCGTTTGTCGTTGAAGATACTCGCTGTTTTGATGTTCGTTTCACATCCGATGGCACGAAAAATGTGCGGCAGAACTGCTATGAAACAGACACCTCACGGACGATAGATACGGGCGGTAATTCTCCCGACTCAAACCAAGGCGGCGTGGCAGTCGTAGCCGTCCAGGGTTCAATGATAGGCAGAGCCGACAAGAACGGCCCGCAAGGCAGCGGCATTAACGAGGACGTTTCATTCACGTTGAATGCCACCGACCGCCATGCTGTCGCATTTTCGCAGGACAGCTACACGAAGTACAGCGAAAACGATAAATGCGGTGCGCTCCAAGCCGCAGGTGGAATGTACGGAGGAGGCTCTGAAACCCTTGTGTACAGCACAAGCAAAAACTCCTATCACACCGAAGCCGAGGAAAACCTCGCAAACACTCTCGTAGCAAGTGATTACAAAGACCCGCCGACCGTGAATTCTCCGGAATACATAGTCCGCAGGCTTACTCCAACCGAGTGCGCCCGTTTGCAGGGATTTCCCGACTGGTGGTGCGCAAATCTCGGAACGGATGAGCCAACAGATGAAGAACTACGGTTCTGGAAAGATGTGTTTGAAACTCATCGCAAAAACATCGGCAGCGCAGTCAAGCCGAAGTCCGAAAAGCAGATCCGCGCATGGCTGAAAAATCCCCACAGCGACTCTGCCGAGTACAAGCTGTGGGGAAACGGTGTTGCTTTGCCGTGTGTTTTCTTTGTGCTTTCGGGGATTGCATGGTTCAGTTCTTGCTCGAATTAGCGTTGCCCGGCTCATCGCCAAGCACGATTTTTCCGTGCTTTTCTTCAAACTTTTCTATACACTCACGAATCAGAACGATGATTTGCCCATTTGCGGAACGAGCCTCATAATCGGCAACGTAATGCAGTTTGTCGAGCATTTCATCGTCAATTCTGATGGATAAACTCTTGATAGCCATAAAACTCCTCCTGTTTATATCCGATATGCGTTTATTTTAACACCAGAATGTGCTATAATGTATGAAGTGAGTTCAAAGTGCGTTCATAATGCGTTTATAAGGAGGGCAACATGAAAGTAGCTGTAATTGGTTCAAGAGGGCTGAGCGTGAGTGATTTAGGCAGATATCTCCCCGAAACTACCACGGAAATCGTGTCCGGAGGCGCTAAAGGAGTAGATACTTCCGCAAGGAAATATGCTTTGGCACACGGAATAAAGCTGACGGAGTTTCTGCCGGAATACACGAAATACGGCAGGAGCGCTCCGCTGAAACGGAACATCACGATAATCGAGTATTCGGATATCGTGATTGCGTTCTGGGACGGAAAATCCAGAGGAACAAAATTCGTCATTGACAACTGCCGCAAACTCGGCGTGGAGGTCAGAGTTTACATTATGGACTAATAATTGAGCCGTACATTGTGCATTACGCAGAATGTGCGGTTTTCTGTTAATAACCCGTTGACTTATCCCCCTATTCGAGTAAAATGTGTAGTACCGAAAGGAAATGGAGGTACATACAATGACAATTTACTACAACACGCAGGACAGAAAGCCGCTTGTAAAAGCCATCAGCGAGTTCACGGGGGCGGACGCAGTTTACATGAGAACCCCGACCTACGCATACCAAATCGACTATTTCACGGTGACCCGCGAGGGCAACCTTGAATTTGATGACAGAGCCGACAGTGAGGAAATCGAGGTTCTGCTTGAATTCCTTGCGGAGCGTGGTTTTACTGCCGACACTGCCGCAAATACGGCGCAGGAACTCACAAGCGAAGAATTATCCGCAGCCGCCGACAACGCCGTACACGGCGAACCTGTGGGGCTCACGGTGGAAATTCCGCTTGAAAACACAGCGGTCGGAAACCTCACCAAGCTGCTTGACGCGAAAGGCAGACTTATCCGCAGAGCCTTAGCGGTGGAGAGCCTGCCGATTGAGGTCACGGACAGCACGGTGAGGTTTCCCTGGTTCGCAGACTGCGGCGCTGACGAATGTAAGGCTTACACGCATTTCATTTCGGCGCTCTGCGAACTCGCCGCCAATGCAAAGCGAGTAACGGCCAAAGAAAAGGAAACAGACAACGACAAGTACGCATTCCGCTGCTTTCTCCTGCGGCTGGGGTTCATCGGTTCGGAGTACAAGACCGAGCGGAAGATACTGCTGAGAAATCTCACAGGCTCATCGGCTTTCAGAAATGGAGGTGCTGCAAATGAAGTTTCCGAGTAAAGAAACAATCGAGCAGTACCGCCGAGAGTACCCTGTCGGCTGCCGTGTGGAACTGGTTTCAATGGACGATTTCCAGGCGCCGCCGACAGGTACTTGCGGCACGGTTAAAGGTGTTGACGACGCAGGAAATCTGCTCGTCCGCTGGGATAACGGCTCCGGGCTGAATGCTGTTCTTGGTGTTGATGTAGTTCGCAAAATCCGTGGCTGATATACACAATTTCAGCGTGTGTATTTCGTTCAATATATTGTGGTAAAACCGCTTGCTATATACTGCTTTTAGAGTTAATATGTGTGTACCGCAAGGGAAACAAAGCAAACGGAGGATACAAAAATGAACGAGAAAACCACCAAGCAGATTGAAGAAATGATGAACCAGACCATAGGGGTCGAGGTTGAAATGAATAACATTACAAGAGCAAAAGCCGCGCAGATTGCCGCCGATTTCTTCGGCACACACCGCCACGAAAATACCGCAGGCCGCAACGGTTACTGCACCTACTCCGCATGGGACAGCGAGGGACGCGAGTGGAAGTTCCAGAAGGACGTCAGCATTCACGGACCGGACAGCGAAAAGTGCGAATTAGTCACCCCGATACTTACCTACGCAGACATGGAAACCCTGCAGGAACTTATTCGCAGACTGAGAAAAGCAGGCGCGAAAAGCGACGCAACAAGGGGCTGCGGAGTTCACATTCACATTGGAGCCAAGGGGCACACACCGCAAAGTTTGCGAAACCTTGCAAACATTATGGCAAGCCACGAAAGCCTTTTAGCAAGCGCCTTGAACCTCGACAGAAGCCGCATGAGCCGCTACTGCCGTACGGTCAGCAAGGATTTCCTGGTGGAACTCAACCGCAAAAAGCCGAAAACCATGGCGGCGCTTGCGGACACCTGGTACGGCAGTCAGAACGCGGATTACGGCAGGTCGGCGCACTACAACGAGAGCCGCTACCATATGCTGAACCTGCACGCAACCTTTACAAAGGGAACGATTGAGTTTAGACTTTTCCAATTCGATGCACCTTGCGGTGACAAGAAGAACGGACTTCACGCAGGTCAACTGAAAAGCTACATTCAGCTTTGCTTGGCGCTCAGCCAGCTTGCCAAGCAAGTCAAGACCGCAAGCGCAAATCCTCAGCAGACCGAAAACCCCAAGTACGCAATGAGAACATGGCTTTTACGGCTCGGGTTCATCGGCGATGAATTCAAGACCGCAAGGGAGCTTTACACCAAGCGGCTCGAGGGTGACACGGCATTCCGCAACGGCAGGCCGCAGTAAGCAGGAGTTAGCTTCCTGCCCCCAACTCCCCCACAGCGTGGGGCTTTTGGTGGTAGAAAGGTGATTTCTGAAACTGAACCTTTCGGAAAGGAAAACACTATGAAACTTTATTATTTAGCCTACGGCAGCAACTTGAACATTCGGCAAATGGCGCTGCGGTGTCCTACGGCAAAAGCTGTGGGGACTGCGGTGATTAAGGACTACGGACTGCTTTTCAAGGGCAGTAAAACAGGTGCCTACCTCACCATCGAACCAAAGGTTGGGGCGGAAGTCCCGGTTGCAGTCTGGTCGGTCGAGCCTGCCGATGAGAAAAGGCTTGATGTGTATGAGGGTTTCCCGACTTTTTACTACAAGGCTGAACTCGACTTGCCCGTGAAATATTTCTCGGGAAAAACTGTGGTCAGAAAGGCATTCGTGTACATCATGCACGAGGAGCGACCGCTGGGGTTGCCAAGCGGCTCTTATGTACGAACCTGTCTTGACGGGTATAGGGATTTCGGATTTGATGAGAGTATTCTTCTCGCCGCATTGGAGAACAGCAGAAAGGGGCAAATATGAAAGCAAACAACAATTTAAATCTTCGCACCTGTCCCCGCTGTGGGGCGCAGTACGGCGGGTATCCTGCGCTTTCGAGAAAGTACCCCGACACGCAAATCTGCCCCGACTGCGGCACACGGGAGGCCTTAGAAAGCATAGGTGTTTCTGCTGACGAGCAGGAAAAGATTATCAGTATCATTCACAATAAAACACACAGTTCTGACCGCTGATATTTGTGTACATTATTATCCGAAAACCGCTTGATATAATGCGGCTTTAGAGTTAATATACAGTCACCGAAAGGAAAATACACAAATACGGAGGACGAGAATATGTGGACACAGGGTATGATTGGAGTTAAGGACAGCAACGGCAGAATGGTTTCTGTAAGCTACTGGATAAAGCATTACGAAGAGCCAAGCGAGGAATACGGAATCAGCGGCGGCAGAATTTCCAAGCTGATGTTAAAGCAGAACGGCAGGGTCGTTTACAACTACGACCGGGGCGAGGACATCAAACCCCAGACCCCCGAAGCCGAAAAGGCGCTTGCAATACTGATACACGAATACAACTAAACACTTGCGAAAGCCGCCTGCGGGCGGTTTTCCTCGTTCTGGGGGTGATGATATAAGAAAGCTGAAAAAATACAAGCCGACAAAGTTCAAGCTGAAAACCTCGGTGTACGATAAGTCAGCCGCTGATTATGCGGTAACGTTCATAGAAAACCTCTGCCACACCAAAGGCACATGGGCGGGAAAGCCATTCGAGCTTATCGACTGGCAGGAGCAGATAATCCGAGATTTGTTCGGAACGCTGAAGCCGAACGGTTACCGACAGTTCAATACGGCATACATTGAGATACCGAAAAAGCAGGGCAAATCCGAGCTTGCCGCTGCTGTTGCGCTGCTCCTCACCTGCGGTGACGGTGAGGAACGAGCCGAGGTTTACGGCTGCGCCGCTGACAGACAGCAGGCGGCTATCGTGTTCGATGTGGCAGCGGATATGGTACGAATGTGTCCTGCGCTTTCCAAGCGAGTGAAGATTTTAGCATCGCAGAAGCGGCTAATATACACACCAACGAACTCGTTCTATCAGGTGTTGTCCGCTGAAGCGTATAGTAAGCACGGCTTCAATATCCACGGAGTTGTGTTTGACGAGCTGCACACCCAACCGAACCGAAAGCTGTTTGATGTTATGACAAAAGGCTCCGGCGACGCCCGAATGCAACCGCTGTATTTCCTTATAACCACCGCTGGAACGGACACTCACAGCATTTGCTACGAAACTCATCAGAAAGCCAAGGATATAATCGAGGGTCGGAAAATCGACCCTACTTTTTATCCTGTGATTTATGGCGCTGATGAATCGGACGATTGGACTGACCCGAAAGTGTGGAAGAAAGCCAATCCTAGCCTTGATATAACGGTTGGAATTGACAAGGTCAAAGCCGCCTGCGAATCTGCCAAGCAGAACCCAGGCGAGGAGAACGCTTTCCGACAGCTTCGTCTGAACCAGTGGGTAAAGCAGGCGGTGCGTTGGATGCCGATGGAGAAATGGGACAATTGTGCATTCGCCGTTGACGAGGACGAACTGGAAGGTCGTGTCTGCTACGGCGGGCTTGACCTTTCGTCAACCACGGATATTACTGCGTTCGTACTTGCTTTTCCTCCTTTGGACGATGAGGATAAGTACATCATTCTGCCGTACTTCTGGATTCCCGAGGATAATCTGACTCTGCGTGTTAACCGTGACCATGTTCCTTATGATGTGTGGGAACGACAAGGTTATTTGCAGACAACCGAGGGTAATGTAGTGCATTACGGCTTTATTGAAAAATTCATCGAGAAACTCGGCGAACGTTTCAATATCCGTGAGATAGCCTTTGACCGTTGGGGTGCGGTTCAGATGGTGCAGAACCTCGAGGGCATGGGCTTCACAGTAGTGCCTTTCGGACAGGGGTTTAAAGATATGTCCCCGCCGACAAAGGAGCTGATGAAACTGGTGCTTGAACAGAAAATAGCCCACGGCGGTCACCCTGTTCTGCGGTGGAACATGGACAATATTTACATTCGCACCGACCCCGCCGGTAACATCAAGGCTGATAAGGAAAAGTCCACAGAAAAGATTGACGGAGCAGTAGCTACTATTATGGCTCTCGACCGCGCTATCCGCTGCGGAAACGACCACGGGGCTAGTGTGTATGATGACAGAGGAATACTTTTTATCTGATGCGTATAATCTTATTGACAAAGTAGCATAATTGTGATATAATATGACTACCAACATAGGAGGTGTTTTTTATGACAAATTCTATTTCAATAAGACCGTCAAAGGACATTCGCACTAATTACGCTCAGATTTCCGCACTTACAAGAGATAATCCGGTAGCAATCACGGTTAACGGCAAGGAGGATACTGTACTTCTTAGTCATGAGGATTATCAGCAGACCATGCATTATATTTCCGAGCTTGAAGAAAAACTTGCTCTGTATGCTCATCTTGCGCAAAGCATGGATGATATAAGGCTTGGAAGAGTCCACAGCGCTGATGATGTATTCAACGATTTATTAAACGACCTAGAGAACCTTGATGTATGAATTGCAGAGTAATATTCACTGATACGGCAGAAGCTGATCTTCGCGATATAGCCTTTTATATTGCAAAGCAGTCAAAGGATAAGAATATTGCGATCCGTTTTGTAAACAAGCTAAGAGAAAAATGCAAAAATCTCGAAATACTGCCGGAAAGCGGCTCGCTACCCAAGGAAAGGGTTCTTGTGAGTAATGGATATCGTTTTCTCATTCATGATAATTACCTTATGTTTTATTATTATGTCAAGGAAGAAAACACGGTATACGTTAATGCGGTTTTCAACGCAAAGCAAGATTATACCCGCGTGATGAAAAAGTTTATATAACATAACAGAATAATTGTTAAGCATCTGTCAGCAATGGCAGGTGCTTTTCTTATGCCCATTTTACGAAAGGACTGACTACATGAAGATTTTCAGCAGTTTATTTCATTCCAGGGACAAGCCTAAAAACAGCACTGCCGGCAGCGCCTACCGCTTTTACATGGGCGGTTCTACGCCGGAAAGAACGTCACCGAGCGTTCCGCAATGCAGATTACCGCCGTGTATTCCTGTGTTAGAGTGCTGTCGGAAGCTGTGGCGGGACTACCGCTGCACGTCTATAAGTACCGTTCGGACGGCGACAACATGGACGTTGCTGCCGTTTGCCCCAAGCGCGGCATGGACGCCGCGCAACAAAGGCAAACAGGCGGTAAGGAGAAAGCGATTAACCACTCCTTGTACCGTCTGCTCCACGATGAACCAAATCCCGAAATGACCTCGTTTGTTTTCCGTGAAACGCTTATGACGCACCTGCTCCTGTGGGGCAACGCATACGCGCAGATTATCCGCAACGGAAAGGGCGAGGTCATTGCTCTGTACCCGCTTATGCCGAACCGAATGTCGGTTGACCGTGATTCCAACGGAAAGCTGTACTACAAATACTACCGCGGCTCAGATAAAGCCATTCGCAGCAAGGAATACGAAGTCATTCTTTCGCCGGGCGATGTCCTGCATATTCCCGGACTTGGTTTTGACGGACTTGTCGGCTACTCGCCGATTGCAATGGCGAAGAACGCTATCGGACTTGCAATTGCGACCGAGGAATTCGGCGCTAAGTTCTTTGCGAACGGCGCAGCGCCAAGCGGCGTGCTTGAGCACCCGGGAACAATAAAGGACCCGACTAAGGTTCGTGAAGCGTGGCAGTCGCAGTTCGGCGGGAGTTCCAACAGCGGAAAGGTCGCTGTGCTTGAGGAGGGCATGAAATACACTCCCATCAGTATTTCGCCCGAACAGGCACAGTTCCTTGAAACACGCAAATTTCAGATAAACGAGATAGCTCGAATTTTCAGAGTGCCGCCGCACATGGTCGGCGACTTGGAAAAATCGAGCTTTTCTAATATAGAGCAGCAGTCGCTTGAATTTGTGAAATACACCCTTGAACCATGGCTTGTGCGGTGGGAACAGAGCATGATTCGTTCGCTCCTCACCCCAAGCGAGAAACAGGAATATTTCATCAAATTCAATGTTGACGGGCTGCTGCGCGGCGACTACGCAAGCCGAATGAGTGGTTACGCTACCGCAAGGCAAAACGGCTGGATGTCCGCAAACGACATTCGGGAACTTGAAAACCTCGACCGTATTCCCGCCGAGGACGGCGGCGACCTATATCTCATAAACGGCAATATGACTAAGTTGGCTGACGCGGGTATCTTTGCGGCGGCTGACAGAGAGGAGGATAATTCTAATGAAGAAGTTCTGGAAGTGGAAGAACCAAGCGGAAACAGCGGAGAGAACACTATTCCTCAACGGCACTATCGCAGATGAGAGTTGGTTTGACGATGACGTCACACCGCAGCTTTTCAAGGATGAACTGATGTCAGGTAGCGGTGACATTACCATCTGGATAAACTCACCCGGCGGCAACTGCGTTGCGGCGGCGCAGATCTACAATATGCTGATGGACTACAAGGGCAATGTCACCGTGAAGATTGACGGTATCGCAGCAAGCGCCGCAAGCGTTATCGCGATGGCGGGAAACAAGGTGCTGATGTCCCCGGTTTCAATGCTGATGATACACAACCCTATGACGGTAGCTATGGGCAACACAGCCGAAATGCAGAAAGCAATCGAAATGCTGTCCGAGGTTAAAGAAAGCATTATGAACGCTTATGAAATCAAGACGGGGATGAGCCGCGCGAAGATTTCTCACCTCATGGACGCTGAAACATGGATGAACGCAAACAAGGCGGTTGAACTCGGATTTGCGGACGGTATTCTTGCCCGTGAAGAACCTATGGAGGAACAGCCCGCTAACGCTCTGATGTATTCCGAAGCGCAGGTGGTTAATTCTCTTATGGATAGGCTTGCGGAGAAATGCCACATAGCGCCAAAAACCGAACACAAAACCAAAGCCGAGGATTTATTTTCTCGGCTTGATTTGATTAAGAACTGGAGGTAACACACATGACTATTATGGAACTGCGCGAAAAGCGCAACAAAGCGTGGGAAGCCGCAAAGGCTTTCGTTGAAACAAAGCGCGACAAGGACGGTTTGCTTTCCGCAGAGGACGCGGCTTCATACGCTGAAATGGAACAGAAAATCAAGGATTACGGCGCTGAAATCGAGCGTATGGAGCAGATGGCGGCTATGGACGCACAGCTTTCCAAGCCTACGTCAACCCCTCTCACCGGCAAGCCGATGAACGGCGCTGACAAGCCCAAGACAGGCAGAGCGAGTGATGAATATAAGGCGGCAATGCTGAACGCTCTCCGCACCAATTTCCGTCAGATTTCAAATGTTCTTTCCGAGGGCATTGACGCAAACGGCGGCTACCTTGTTCCTGAAGAGTACGACAGCCGCCTTATTGACGCGCTGACCGAGGAAAACATCATCAGAAAGCTGGGTCACACCATCACCACCAGCGGCGAACACAAGATAAATATTGCCGCAACAAGGCCCGCTGCCGCATGGATTGACGAGGGCGGTGCGCTCACTTTCGGGGACGCTACTTTTGCGCAGATTAACCTTGACGCGCACAAGCTGCACGTTGCGGTTAAGGTAACCGAGGAGCTGCTCTACGACAACGCTTTCGGTCTTGAAAACTACATAATTGAGCAGTTCGGCAAGGCGCTTTCCAATGCGGAAGAGGACGCATTCCTCAACGGTGACGGTGTCGGAAAACCTCTCGGCATTTTTGCGGACAATGGCGGGGGCGAAGTGGCAATTACCACCGCAAGCGCGACCGTGATTACCGCAGACGAGGTAATCAACCTTGTGTACTCGCTCAAGCGCCCCTACCGCAAGAACGCAAAGTTCATCATGAACGACCAGACTATTGCGGCGCTCCGCAAGCTGAAGGATAACAACGGCGCGTATCTCTGGCAGCCGTCCCTCCAGGCGGGCGAGGTCGACAGGCTGTTCGGTTATGAGGTCTACACCTCTCCGTATGTTCCCACTATCGCCGCAGGAAAGCCAGTAATTGCATTCGGCGATTTCAGTTATTACAATATCGGTGACCGCGGCACACGTTCTTTTGCTGAACTCAAAGAACTGTACGCAGGCAACGGCATGATAGGATTTGTGGCAAAGGAGCGCGTTGACGGAAAGCTGATTCTCCCCGAAGCAGTACAGATTCTCAAGATGAAAGCCGGTTCGGGTTCGTGATGAATGAACTGCTTACCAAAGTAAAACAGAACCTCATACTTGAACACTCGGCGGACGATGAACTTATAAGCGGGTTCATCACCGCCGCTGTTTCCTATGCTGAAAGCTATCAGCATATGGAGCAGGGATATTACACGGATAATCCCATGCCGCCGACTACCGAACAGGCGGTAATAATGCTGTCATCGCATTTCTATGAGAGCCGCGATGGCTCGACTGGCGGATTTTTCGGGGACAATGTTCAGGCGGGGAAACAGGTGTGGGATACGGTGAATATGTTGCTGCGACTGGACAGGCGGTGGAAAGTATGAGTTTCGGTAAGATGAACACGCAAATACAGATAACTCAAAAACAGGTCACGCTCGATGGCGAGGGCTTTCAGACGGAATCCAATGTCGTTGTAGCAACAGTCAGAGCCTATCGGGAGGGTCGGCACGGCAGCGAGAAATGGGCTAACCGTGCCGCATTTTCCGAAGCAACCGACCTGTTCCGTTTCAGAACAATCCCTGGTCTGATAGTTACAACAAATATGCGGCTGTTATGCGATGGTTCTGTATTTGAGATAACCTCTGTCAAAGATGTGAAAGGCAGAGGTATGTATATTGAAGTGCTTGCAAAGGAGGTGCAGCCGAGTGGCTAAGGCTGATGTAAAAATGCCCGATGAATTTCTTGCGAGGATTTCTCGGCTTGGAGCGCAGACCGACAGCATTGCCGAAAAGGTATTGCAGGCGGGCGGCGAGGTCGCTCTCGCAAAGGTCAAAAGCAATCTGAAATCCGTTGTAGGTTCGGGAACGAAAAGTAAATCCCGCTCCACAGGAGGACTTGAACGGTCGCTCGGCTTATCTCCCGTTATGGTCGACAAAAACGGAAATCATGACATCAAGGTAGGATTTTCCGAGCCGAGAACGGACGGCGGCAGTAACGCTAAAATAGCGAATATCCTCGAATACGGCACAAGCAGTCAGTCAGCGAAACCTTTTCTGAAACCTGCGAAATCCGCTGTGAAAAAGCAGTGTGTGGAAGCCATGAAATCCGCGTTTGAAAAGGAGGTCGAGGGGCTGTGAGTTTGCTTTCGGAACTCTCTGCGATAGCTAAAAAGCTGAAAATCCCGGCGCAGACTGCGATGTATTCAGGAAAGGCTCCCGATGAATATCTGGTATTCACTCCGCTGTACGACAGCTTTGAACTTCACGCAGACAATGCGCCGACTGCCGATGTGCAGGAAGTACGGATTTCTCTGTTTACGAAAAGCAGTTACACCCGTACTGTGAGCAGGATTGTAAAGGTTCTGCTCAGCGCGGATATTACCGTAACCGCCCGAAAGTATGTCGGTTATGAGGACGAAACTGGCTATCATCATTACGCCGTTGATACGGCGAAAAACTATGAAATGGAGGAGATATAAATGGCAACAATAGGTCTTGACAAGCTGTTCTACGCTGAAATAACCGAGGACAGCGACGGCAGCGAAACCTACGGAGTTCCCGCTTCGCTTGCAAAGGCAATTTCGGCAGACCTCTCCGTGGAGCTTGCGGAAGCAACGTTATATGCCGATGACGGCGCTTCGGAAATCGTCAAGGAGTTCAAAAGCGGAACGCTTTCACTTGGCATTGACGATATAGGCAATGACGCGGCTTCGGTTCTGACGGGCGCTACCATTGACAGCAACAACGTGGTCATTTCCACCAGCGAGGACGGCGGCAAGCCCGTGGCTATCGGGTTTCGGGCGAAGAAATCCAACGGCAAGTACCGATACTTCTGGCTGTACAGAGTGAAGTTCGGAATTCCGTCAACCTCGCTTGCAACAAAGGGTGACAGCATTACGTTTTCCACGCCTACAATTGAAGGAACGGTCTTACGCAGAAATAAGCCGGACGGCAGCGGAAAGCACCCATGGAAAGCGGAAGCGACCGAGGGCGAGAAGAACGTTCCTGACAGTGTAATCACGGGTTGGTACAAGTCTGTATATGAACCAACATTCACGGCAAAGTCCGCTGAAACAGGCAAGTAACGGAGGTATGAGCAATGACGAATGAACGCAGTTCTTTAATAACCATCGGCGGTGAGCAGTACGAGATGATCCTCACCACCAGAGCGACAAAAGCAATTTCTAACCGCTACGGCGGACTTGACAACCTTGGCGATAAGCTGATGAAATCAGAAAATATGGAGATGGCTCTGGACGAGATAATCTGGCTGATAACTCTGCTTTGCAATCAGAGCATTGAAATCTACAATCTAAGAAACAGCGATAAAAAGCCGCTTCTCACCGAGAAAATTGTGGAACTCCTGACCTCTCCCGGCGAGCTTGCCGAATACAAGGACGCTATCACCGAAGCTATGCTGAAAGGCACAAAGCGCAATGTGGAAAGTGAGGATACATCAAAAAACGCAGTAACAGCCGGGTGAACGATGCAGAACTATTCACCCGGCTGTTCTATTATGGAACGGCGCAGCTGCACCTCGCTTCGGAAGAGGTGTGGCTTATGCCGTTCGGCTTTCTGATGGATCTGTGGGAGTGCCATAAGCAGTTTATGGGGATTGCTAAACCTAAACGTGAAGCGGATATTGACGAGGTTGTGCCGATGGAAATTTGATTGGAAAAGTGGTTGAAAAAAGTGGAAATGCGTGGTATAATATAATAATTGAAGGTTAACTTATGTATGATATTTAGGAGTGAGAGAAATGAATAGACAGATTGATTTTAATATGCTCATTGAATTGCAACGATTAGAGAATCTATCACAAACATATAAGTCAGAATTACGATGCATAAGTAAAACAATAAGAAATACAATTTGGAATGATAACAACTCTCTTAGATTATATAAATTGCTTCAAGTTACTAATGATGTGTATGAGTTTGTGATAAAACTCATAGACTTTTTTGACTTGTCGCTAATATATGAGTACATTAATATTTTGCAGAATTTTTCTTGGTTTATCGGTATAAGTTCAGAAGAAAGTTGCTTTGACACACTCAGAAGCACTGTTCAGATGGAAAATTCAAGAAAAGAAATAGAAAAACAATGGCAAGATATTAATGCTTCCGAAAATGGTTGTAAAAGCTTTAAAGAAATATTTGATGATGTGTTTTCAAATTGTATAGAAAAATACAGAGACAAATTCTTTCATAGGTTAACTGAAACTGATTGCTTATGCAGAGTAGTTAATGATACATATCCTATTAATAAAGAAAGATTTATACCTTGGGATTCCTCCTATAGTAATCGCTGGAATCCACCAGGAAAGGCGTATCTGTATTTATCATTCTCTGAAATAAATAAAGCATATTCTGCCGACCTTTCACTGAATGAGTATATTTGCTTGGAAGAGTATAGAGCAAAGAAGGGCAATACCTATTACTTTTGTGATTTTAAACCTGTTACAGATGGCTTGATTATGGATTTGTCGTATAATGATACAACACTTGCAGAAATAAGAAATATAGTTGATTCCCATTACAATGATGTAATTTCAAGCATGATCAAGGAACTATTAAGCGACACAAACAAATTGGAGAAGTACAAGAAAAATAGGGGACATTTGAAAAAAGATATATATAATTTGAGGCATAAATATGAAATAAAAAGACAAATCATAGAAGAATCGTTTGCAAAGCAGTATCTAAAAATGATATGCAGTTGTATCTATAAAAAGGTTGATGAATCAGATGAAAGCAAACGAAAAGAAGCTTATAAGTCTTTCCATGCAATTGCTTTGTATCTTGAGGAAAAAGGAATAGCCGGGATTATCTATCCTTGCACACGCACAAACAAAATTGTTGGCAAGAATTTGGTGTTGTTCAATAAATATGATGCCGAGCCAATAGAGAGTAGCATTAGAGAATACAAGTACCAGTGAGCGAATTGTTGTAAATTACTCAATCGTATGTCCAGCGGAGCAACTATATTGTTGCTCCTTTTCCTATATTTCCGAGCCGCAAGGCTCTTTTTTTATGCCATTTTCCCAAGGAGGTGACGCAGAATGTCCGAAAATTTCGGTCTGAAAATAGGTCTTGAGGGCGAGCGTGAATTCAAGAAATCCCTCGCCGAAATCAACAATTCATTCAAAGTCCTCGGTTCTGAAATGAAACTGGTTGATTCGCAGTTCGACAAGAACGATAAATCCACCGAAGCCCTAACCGTCCGCAGCGATGTTCTGAACAAGGAAATCGACCAACAGAAGCAGAAAATCGAAACGCTCCGCTCCGCACTTGCAAATGCCGCAGAATCGTTCGGTGAGAACGACCGCCGCACTCAAAGCTGGCAGATACAGCTGAACAACGCGCAGGCGGCTCTGAACGGCATGGAGCGTGAACTGAATTCCAACAACACCGCCCTTGAAAAGGCAGACAAGGGCTTTGGCGATGCCGGAGATGAAGCCAAGGACTTTTCAAATTCCGTCAAGAAAGCCGCCGACACAAGCGAGGACGCTGACGGGAAACTGAGCAAACTCGGAGATACCGCAAAGAAAACCGGCGCGGCTCTCGGGGCTGCTGCAGCGGCTGTTGGAACAGCCTGCGTTGCCGCAGGAAAAAAGCTGTGGGACATGGCGAACGATGTCGGCTCGGCGGGCGATCAGATTGACAAGACCTCGCAGAAAATCGGCATAAGCGCCGAAAGCTATCAGAAGTGGGGTTATGTGTTCGAGCACTGCGGCGCTGACGTAAACAACCTCCAGACGGGCATGAAAAAGCTGTCCACCGTCATCACGGACGCGGCGGGCGGTTCGGATTCCGCAGCAGAAAAGCTGTCCGCTGTAGGGCTTTCCATCGAGGAGCTGAACGGCAAATCACAAGACGAACAGCTGAGCATGGTAATCACGGCGCTACAAGGCATGGAAGCAGGCGCAGAGCGTACAGCCGCCGCAAACGACCTCCTCGGAAAATCCGCTGTGGATATGGCGGCTGTCCTGAACACAAGCGTAGAGGAAACCGAACGTCTGAAGCAGGAAGCTGAGGACTACGGCATGGTTATGAGCAATGAAGCCGTGGCGGCTTCAGCAGCTTTTGAGGACAGCCTTACCAAGCTGTCACACACGGCAGGCGGTCTGAAGAATCGCATGGTGGGAGAACTCCTGCCTGGAATAACGCAAATTACGGACGGACTTGCCGACCTCCTCGCAGGCAACGAGCAAGCTGCGGACGAACTGAAAAACGGCGTTACATCTGTTATCGACACTATCCGGACGCTGATTCCGCAGTTTGCGGAACTCATCACCTCGATTGCAGGAGCAGTCCTCGAAAGCGCTCCGGGTATCATCAAGGCGCTTGCTGATGGACTTCTGTCGGCTATCTCGGAGCTTACTCCGACCATCGTCAGAATCGTGACCAAGATAATTTCTGCTCTGGTGGGACTGCTGCCGCAAATCGTGTCAGCCGGAGCGGATATTCTGTTGTCGCTCATCAAGGGCATTGCGGACACGATTCCGCAGCTTGTTCCGCAGATAGTCGCCGTTGTCGTGGAGATAGTGAAAACGCTTGTGGACAACCTGCCGCTTATCCTTGACGCAGCTTTACAGCTTGTGACGGGGCTTGCACAGGGTATTTTAGATTCACTGCCAATCCTCATTGAAGCCCTGCCGCAGATAATCACGGGAATCGTGGATTTCCTCATCGGCGCGATACCGCAGATAATCGAAGCGGGAATACAGCTGCTGACGGCGCTTGTGACGGCTCTGCCGGACATCATTGCGGCAATCGTGGAGGTCATTCCGCAGATAATTGACGGCATAATCAAGGCGGTGATTTCGGCAATTCCGCTTATCATCGAAGCAGGAATCAAGCTGTTAGTTGCGCTTGTGCAGAACCTGCCGACAATTATCACGAACATTGTTGCGGCTATTCCGCAGATTATTTCAAGCGTTATTGACGCTGTTATCGGAGCGATTCCGCAGCTTGTTGCGGCGGGCGTTCAGCTGTTTATTGCGCTGATTGAAAATCTCCCGACCATCATCGTGGAAATAGTCAAGGCGATTCCGCAAATAATTACAGGTATCGTTGACGCATTCGGCAGTTACTTCGGCAAGATGGCGGAGGTCGGCGGCAACCTGCTGAAAGGTCTGTGGCAGGGCATTTCTGACGCAGGCGCTTGGCTCTGGAATCAGATTAGCGGATTTTTCGGCGGCATTGTGGACGGAATCAAGGACTTCTTCGGAATACACTCGCCGTCAAAGCTATTCGCCAATCTCGGCGGCTTTATGGCTGAGGGACTTGGTGAGGGTTTCGGCGATGAGATGAAGGACGTTTCAAAGAGTATGCAGAACGCTATTCCGTCAGATTTCGACCTCGACATGAACGGCGCGGTTTCAGGCTTCAACGGAGTACAGGCGCAGGCGTTTGACATTACGATTCCGCTGAGCATTGACGGAGTTCCGCTGACTAAGGTAATTTCAAGAATACAGTGGAATCAGAACAAGGTGACGGTAAGGAATGCGGGGGCGGTGTGATGGTTGAGATAATCGTGACCGAAAACGGCAATGTGCGTGGTGTGTTTACGCGGGTGATTTTCGCATCGCTTACCGACAGTCTGAACGGAGAATGCACCTTTCAGTTTTCTGTTATTTCATCGGCGGCAAAGGAGATTTTCACAGGGCTTGAGGTCGAACCGAAAAGCGACACGCTGAACTACATTTTCAATGTGGTGAAGGTGTCGAAATCCCTTTCAAATGGCATTGCAATTTGTACGGTTGAGTGCGAACACAAGTCCTACGAACTTAACAACGATGAGTACAAGCTGACTGAATTTGACTTTGAGGGCGCTCCGAGTGAGTGCCTTATTTCTTTGTTGCAAGATACTTCGCTGACCGCTGGAATCTGCGACCCTATCGTTCCGATAAAGCTGAAAATAAATCGAGAATGTACCCGCCGAGCCGCCTTAATGCAGCTAATTGCGCTCTGCGGCGGAGAAATAGAGTATAACGGGACGGAAATAAATATCCGTTCGCACAGAGGTTCGCAGGACTACATTGGCATTATGGACGGAAAAAATGTATCCGACCTCACGATGGAAACCGACAGCCGTTCGGGAACTACAAATTACGGACTGACGCTGTACAAGAATATGAATTTTTCGGTCGGCGACAACGTGCAGATAGTGTTCCACCCGTTCAACCTCAACGTAAACACCCGCATAATCGCCATGAGTTTCAACCCGTACAACCGCCGTGAAATCTCAATCGAGGTCGGAGATTACCGTCCGAGCATTTCGGACAATCTCTATCAGATGGAGCAGAAAACTAACGAGATACGCAAGGATGTGGGCGAATCCACTGCAGAACTGAAAACCGCGACAAACAGCATGGATATTTCGGTTACGGAGAAGTCACAGCGGCTGTTTTGCATTACTTACAATGCGATTCAAGCGAAATACGCGGCGTTCTGCTCGACCGTGAAATTCGTCATATCAGCCGCAGGAACTCTCGCATTCATTCTGAAAAAGAACGAAAACGAGGTCATGCGGTATGAGGAGTATTTCAGCGAGGGTTCGCACACCAAGACTTATACCTATCCGTTTACATCGGAGGTCGATCAGAACACTATGTCGCTGAGCGTGGTTTCGTCTGACGGCGCAGAGGGTAAGTTTCCGAAAATGCAGACCTGGGGCTATGTGATGGGCGCTTATCTCGCCGGAGATACTCCCTGGGACGGCTACATTGAAGCCCGCGAGGACGAGGTTCGTTTTACTATGCGCCGAACCGTCAGAAAGTCGCTTGTTCGTACATCTGATACTCTGCTGTTTGAAGTACTTAAATCGCACAAGTTCAAGTTCAACGAACCTATGCCAGCTTTCATTAAACGTGAGAGGGAAAGGAAAACGCTTGAACCCACCATCAGAGCGATATTCCCTGACGCATGGAGCCCGAAAATAATCACCCCGCCGCCAATCATCGTGGTGAACGTATCGAACAGGAAACTGTATCTTGAACTGCGAAATCCCGTCCAAGCAGAGCGCATTGAAACAACGGCTTTCACAATGATAGTCACCACCGAAAAGGAAACGGTCCGCTTGCAGCCGATTTCCGCAGATTTCGGCAGTACGATTTGGCTTGCATTCGGCAGTTCTGTGATGAAAGACAGCGTTCAGAGCATTGCTCTGCTGTATGACGGAGATGTCGGAAATCTGACCGATGTGCTGAATAACGCGCCGTGTAACAGTTTCCAGACATCGTTTATTTATGTACCATTCGAGGAGGAAGAAACATGATAAAAGGACGTGCGACCATTCAGCTTTTTGACGAAAAGACGGGCGAGGTAGTCCGTGAACTGCACGAGGAAAACATGATAACCAACGCAGTGGACACGATTCTCAACCCGCCTGATTACATCGAAATCGGAATGGATTCCGACAACGACCGCAGCTTTAATATGCTGCGTGACTTTTCGGGAAACATCGCTGATACTGCGTTCCGTGGGGTAATAGTTTGCCGTGATAAAATTCCCGAGGACGGCAACAATATGATGCTCCCGTGGACGAACGAGGAGATAGGTCATGCAGGAATCGCCAACACGAACACGGATACAAGTATCGGTACTTACAACGCCAACGAAAGCGGCCGCATTGAGAACGGCAAGGGCTACCGCCATGTGTGGGACTTTGCTTCGGATAAGGCAAACGGCGAAATCAGTTGTATCTGCCTTACCACCAAGGACGGCGGCACAAACGGAATGCACCATTCCTACTGGAATCTGTCCTGCGGAGGTACTGACCTTAACAGCAGTTCTCTGGATTCGTTCAGGCAGGCGTACCACACTATTGTCGGGCGGTATATTCCGGATTCGCAGTTCAATTGCGGGGTTTTCAAGTGGTTTTACATGGGCAGACTGACGAATGGAAATGTGCGGCTTCTCGGTAAGCATATCCATGACGGGTGTATTTACGAGGTCGTTATGTTCGACCCCATGTCCATAAGCGTAAGCGCGGAAAAGCCGTTCTGCGGCATTATAAGCGCGAAGAAAGTCATAGAGCTGTTTCCGGCGGCGGAGCGTATTCCCAATTCAACCTATGATAACAGCTATCATCATGGCAGTTATTATTATGACTGTAACACGAGCAATGTGAAAAACCTACCTGCAGAAGAAATTGAGAAGTTAAAGAGCGACTGGGAAAGTGATCCTCAGTGGTTGGCGTTCTTCCCCTATGTGATTGGGGATAAGATACACATTGTTGCAACCTCGCTCCAACATATTCATCATTACATTTTTGACTTGGACACTTATGTGCAGATTTCCAAGAAGGTAATTGAAACAGATGTGCCTTTGCAAAATTACGGAGTTGGTATCAATAATGTGTATGCTTCGGGGGTTTCGGGAAGTTACAGATGGTTTTACGGCGCGGGTGTGAACGGCGATTACTGCAATGCTCTAAGCACCTTTGAATGGGACGGTAAGTATTTTGTTATCACAAAAAATCCGCTGATAGATGGGAAAGAAGCAAGCAGTACAAATAATTTTGGACAGTTTCGTGTATTCACCAAGGATGGCAAATCCACGGGAGAGATACTTCAGTATATTGCCGATGGGACGCTATCCAACATGACTTCGGCGAGCTTCTGGGGGTTCTATGTCGATGAAGCAACAAATACACCTTTGCTTGTATGTGACAGCTGTAATGTTCAGTATTCGCTTATAGCGCTTGAAGTAATAAAGAAGGATGACGGGTATGGTTGGTACAGAATGCGCTTTTCTGCGCCTACATACGGCTCGAGTTTGATGTATTCGTATGCAAACCTCATCAAGACTGACGGACTTAACCTGCCGCTGTATATTATACCGTACTATCCGCATTCAACCGGCAGTCAGCATTTCTTCGGCTTTGCGCTTGGAATATGCAAGCTGTGCCTTACCACAATAAACAATCTGTCCGAGCCGGTGCGAAAATTGGACGGGCAGGTCATGAAAATTACTTACGATATCGTTGACGAATGATTGGAGGGTTTATTATGAGAGAATTCTGGAACACAATTCAGCTTATTTTTACGGCGGTCGGCGGGTGGCTCGGCTGGTTTCTCGGAGGGAGCGATGGTTTGCTTTATGCGCTTATTGCCTTTGTGGTGATCGACTACATAACCGGAGTGATGTGCGCCATTTCGGACAAGAAGCTGTCCAGCGCAGTCGGGTTCAAGGGAATATGCAGAAAGGTGCTTATCTTCGCTCTGGTCGGCGGGGGGCATATTCTTGATACTCGTGTTATTGGCGCAGGCTCTGTTCTGCGCACTGCGGTGATATTCTTTTACCTGTCGAACGAGGGAATTTCACTGCTTGAGAATGCCGCTCACTTGGGTTTGCCCGTTCCTAAGAAGCTGAAAGATGTACTGGAGCAGCTGCATAAGCGCTCGGAAAAGGAGGACAATGATGAAGATTAAAGGTGTCGATTTAAGCTACTGCCAGGAGGGTATCAGCTTTCCTGCACTGAAACAGGCAGGTGTGAGATTTGCGATTATCCGTGCAGGCTTTTCCACGAAGAAAGATGTGACTATGGATAAGTTCGTGGCGGACTGCAAGATACACGGCATTGAATACGGATTTTACTGGTACAGCTATGCAATGAGCGTTGAGCAAGCACAGACAGAAGCAGAAAAGTGCATTGAGGTAATCAAGAACTTATCTCCGACATATCCCGTATTCTTCGACATGGAAGAGAAAAAGCAGATCAGTGGTCTGAATACGGACACACGCACAAAGATGGCTATTGCTTTCTGTGAAAAGATAAGGCAGGCGGGATTAAAGCCCGGAATATATGCAAATCCGTCTTTTATGGAGAACTATTACGACAAGAACAGGATCATCGGCAAGTACGACATCTGGCTTGCCCACTGGACTAACAGCCCCAATTGTCCGTCAAAGTACAGCTACGGTCAGACTATGTGGCAGTGGGGACTTGACAGAATAGACGGATACGATGTTGACGGGGATATATGCTTTTTCGATTATGCAAAATCCGCTCACGAAAAGAAAACCGTTGATGAACTTGCCGATGAAGTTATTGTCGGCAAGTGGGATAACGGTGCGGAGCGTGAAAGATTGCTTACTGCCGCCGGATACGACTACAATGCGATTCAGAAAAGAGTCAATGAAAAGCTATACAGGAAAACTACCGATGAGATTGCAGTTGAGGTTATTGCGGGTCTGTGGGGGAATGGAGCCGAACGAAAGGAAAAGTTGACTGAAGCCGGGTATGATTATTCGGAGGTGCAGAAACGTGTAAATGAAATGCTCAGATAAAACTTAACAACTACAGTGATAATGCCCACCTTGGATTGATTTCCTTGGTGGGCATTATTTTTTTCGGACCGGATGACTATTTTTTCTCCAGTAGATATTGAGGTAATCCCTAGGATTGGAGGAAAGCTCAATGACAAATCAGCAAAAAGAACAAATACGAACAATGCGCTTACAAGGCGTCGGTTATATTAAAATAGGAAAAGCACTCGACATATCAGATAATACGGTGCGCTCATTCTGCCGCCGCAACGGTCTGGGTGACAAATCAAAGAATGCCGTGGCCTGTAAACAGTGCGGAAAGCTGATAAAAAACATTGCTAAGCAGAAACCGAAAAAGTTCTGCTCCGATTCCTGTCGAAATACATGGTGGAATGAACACAGGGATTGCGTCAACCGAAAAGCAAATTATGAATATACCTGTGCCTGCTGCGGACGTCATTTCACAGCTTACGGAAACAATCACAGAAAATACTGTTCTCATGCCTGCTACATAACAGACCGTTTCAGAAAGGGGCATACTTCTGATGAGTGACAATTACAGAAATCGGTTGGAAAGCTACCTTGCTTCCATGCTCCAGGCAAAACGAATGCTGTCGATGGGGATTATAACCCCGGAAGATTACGCCGATATTGATACAATTATGAACGAAAAATACGGTATATCTTCGTGTAGTTTATATTGCGGAATGGACTTGATATATGATGGCTTTAGAGGTAATATGTCACACTATAAGGAGGTGACGTTATGTCAGGAAAAATAACCATCGTATCAAAACCGCCAAAGCTGGAAAGAAAAAAGAGAGTAGCCGCCTATGCTCGTGTGTCGAGCGGTAAGGACGCTATGCTCCATTCGCTCTCAGCACAGGTCAGCTATTACAGCGACCTCATTCAAAACCACGGTGACTGGCTCTATACGGGTGTATATTCCGACGAAGCCAAGACAGGCACCAAGGATTCAAGAGCAGGTTTTCAGAATTTGGTCGCAGACTGCCGTGCCGGTAAAATTGATATGGTGATTACAAAATCCATCTCCCGCTTTGCACGAAACACAGTCACTTTGCTACAGACAGTTCGTGAGTTCAAAGCTCTGGGGGTGGATATTTATTTTGAGGAGCAGAATATTCACACAATTAGCGGTGACGGAGAATTGATGATGACGATTCTTGCTTCATACGCACAGGAAGAAAGCCGCTCGGCAAGCGAAAATCAGAAGTGGCGAATCAAGCGTAGTTTTGAATCCGGTATTCCCTGGGATAGGACTTTAATGGGGTATCGTATGGAAAACGAGCATTATGTTATTGTTCCGAGGGAAGCCGAAATCGTCCGCCGTATTTATAATGAATACCTTTCGGGCAGCGGCTACCAGCTTATTGCAAAACGCTTGAATGAGGAGGGTGTTCCGTCACGGTTTGGCGGTAAATGGAATCAGTCCGCAGTTTCACGAATACTCAGCAATCACACCTATACGGGTAATCTTTTGCTGCAAAAGACATTCCGTGAAAACCATATCACTAAACGGAAAATCTTCAATAACGGCGAACTTCCGAAGTATCTTGCTGAAGAAAGCCACGAAGCCATTGTTGACGAAAAAACTTTTCAAGCTGTTCAAGAGGAAAAGTCAAGGCGGGCGGCTCGGTTTAACAAGAAGTCTGTGCCAAAGAAAACATATCCCTTTTCAAGCCTTATGGTGTGCGATAACTGCGGCAAAAACTATCGCCGAAAGATCACAAAAACGGGAGCGGTCTGGGTGTGCGGAACATACAATTCACTTGGTAAAGCAGCTTGTGCGTCTAAGCAGATACCGGAGTCTACTCTACAGCAAGTCACTGCTGATGTCCTGGGTCAGAATGATTTTACTCACGAGTGGCTTTGCCACCGAATTCAGCATATTCGCGTCTGCAATGATAATACCCTGATTTTCTATTTCAAGGACGGTTCGGAAATTACTCGAATTTGGAAAGACCGCTCACGCAGTCAAAGTTGGACGGACGAGATGAAAGAAGCCGCCCGTCAGAAAACATTAGAAAGGAGCAAGCATAATGCCTAAAGTTACGATGATACCGGCGACTGTAAATTCCTTGACGCATCTGCCAAAGGCATCCGTGCAGAAAAGGCGTGTTGCCGGATATGCCCGAGTTTCAACTGACAGTGATGAGCAGTTCACAAGCTATGAAGCGCAGGTGGACTACTACACCCGATACATTCAGTCAAAGCCGGAGTGGGATTTCGTAAGGGTCTATACCGATGAAGGAATTTCCGGCACAAATACCAAGCGCCGCGAAGGTTTCAAGGAGATGATAGCGGACGCATTGGCGGGTAAAATCGACCTTATTGTTACAAAGTCGGTCAGCAGATTTGCTCGAAACACGGTTGACAGCCTTGTAACTATCCGAAAGCTGAAAGAAAACGGCGTTGAGTGTTATTTTGAAAAGGAGGGTATTTACACCTTCGACGGCAAGGGCGAACTGCTCATAACCATAATGTCCTCACTGGCGCAGGAAGAAAGCCGCAGTATTTCCGAAAACATTACGTGGGGTCAGCGCAAGAGCTTCGCTGACGGCAAGATTCATTTGGCATATAAGCATTTCCTCGGTTATAAAAAGGGCGAGGACGGACGGCCTGCCATTGTCGAGGAAGAAGCCGTCGTTGTTCGGCTGATTTACAGATTATTTCTTGACGGCAAAACCCAAGCAGGAATTTGCAGGTATCTTGAGGACTTGGAAATACCGTCACCAAGCGGTAAGGCAAAGTGGAGCAAAACCACAGTTACCAGTATTCTGACAAATGAAAAATACAAGGGTGACGCACTTCTCCAAAAGTCTTTTACAGTAGATTTTCTGCAAAAGAAAACAAAGCTAAATGAAGGCGAGGTGCCGCAGTATTATGTTGAGGGCAGCCACCCCGCCATTATTGAACCTGATGAATGGAATCACGTCCAAGCTGAATTTGCCAGACGAAAAGCACTCGGCAACGCATACAGCGGAAAAAGCGTACTCTCTGCAAAGCTGGTTTGCGAGGACTGCGGCGGGTTCTTCGGCTCAAAGGTCTGGCATTCCACCGACCGCTACCGTCGCACTGTTTGGCAGTGCAACAATAAATTCAAAGGCGGTGAACGTTGTCTGACGCCAACTGTGGATACGGAAACCGTACAGCAGCTCTTCATAAAAGCCTATAACCAGATGATGGGAAATAGAAAGCAAATCATTGAGGACTGCGAACTGATGCGCAAAAAGCTGACCGATTTCAAGTCACTAGACGCCGATATTGAGCGTCACCTTGAGGAAACGCAGATTGTTGCCGAACTTGTCAAGGCTGCAGTTAAGGATAATGCAGTCACCGCACAATCGCAGGAAGCGTACTTGAAAAAGTATGAATCACTTACCAAAAGGTACGAAACAGCGGCTGCAGAACTGGCACGCCTGCAAAACCTCCGTACCCTCCGCAGTCAAAAAGATAAGGCTGTAGCGCTTTACATAAGAACTCTGAAAAAACAGCCGACCGTATTGAGCGAGTGGAACGACACTTTATGGACTGTGATGGTAGAGAAAGCAATAGTCCACAGGAACAGCGAGATAACCTTTGTATTCTACAATGGTACTAAGGTTAAAGTGAGGCAATAAAACGATCGCTCTACTAAAAATCAATGCCATCTCAATAAAATCAAACAGTAAACACCGCCGCATAGAGAAGCTACTCTCTGTGCGGCGGTGTTCCTTCATATTTTCTTATCGTACACGATGCACTGCTTCACCGGAAGCCTCAATTACGCTCAGACCAATTTTTTCTTTCTTATGATACTGATTGCAACGCTCACGACATTCCAGAGCAGAGAAGTGCCTGCAACGGATACTGCCGCGGTTGCAAGCGGCTTGGAAACATTAACGTTGTCGCTGATAGCGGAAATATTGCCCGCGTCCAACGTCGTATTGTCAGTCAGTGTCAGAATCAGGTTGCCGTTGTCATCAATGCGGCAGCCCTTGATTCCGATACCGTTCTTTCCGTCAACGCCGTCCTTACCGTCTTTTCCGTCCGTACCGTTCTTGCCGTCAGTGCCGACGATTTTACCGAGATTGGTAACAACGCCATCGGTAAACGTGATAATCAGATTGCCGTCGGCATCAATTTCAGCCGATTGTATTCCGTTGCCGTTTGAACCGTCTTGACCGTCCTTTCCTGCGTCACCTTTTTCTCCGGTGACTTTGCCGAGGTTGTGTACAGTACCGTCTGACAGTGTAATGATAAGGTTGCCGTTTTCGTCAACAACAGCATTCTCAATGCCGACTCCGTCAGCACCGTTTCTACCGTTTTCACCGTTGCTTGCGTTTACCTTGCCTGCATTATGCACAGTGTCGTCGGTCAGGGTGATAATAAGATTTCCGTCCTCGTCGATAGTTACCGACTTAACGCCTACGCCTGTAGCGCCGGTATCACCCTTGTCACCCTTGTCACCCTTGTCGCCTTTGTCGCCTTTGTCGCCCTTAGCCTCGGTGACCTTACCAAGGTTATATACTGTATCGTCAGTCAGAGTGATTATGAGGTTTCCGTCATCATCTATCGCTACCGATTTAACGCCTATGCCGGCATCGCCTTTTTCTCCTGTTACTTTTCCGAGATCAAGTACAGAGTCATCGGTCAGAGTAATGATCAGTTTTCCGTCTTCGTCAATGACAACGGATTTTACACCGACTCCGGTGTCACCTGTATCGCCCTTTACATCTGTCACTATGACAGTAAGGAGTATATCGCTGTCTACAGTAAATGTTATTTCGTTTTTGTTTGTTTCGGAAAGCAGTTCGCCGCCGATGTACCAGCCCTTGAGAATAAAGGTCGGGTCAAGTGTCACGGTTGCTGTAAGCTGTGTTCCCTCAAGGAGCTTATCGCCGCTAGAGATTTTTTCTTTACCGTTTTTAACCGAAAGGATACAGCCCTCAATAGTTGTGGGGAATGTAACCGTATATTCCGGTATCTTCTCGATTTTTACCGAGATATTTGTATTTGCCTTGACAGCACCTGTCTTATAGGTATAACTGCCGTCGTTGTTGTCGATCCACGAAGCCGTGTCTGCAAGGCGGTAGTTTTCATTCGGCTTTACTGTAACGGTGATCTCATCTCCGTAGCGAATGGTATTACCGCTTACAAAATCTTCGTTTCCGTTTTTAACAGTCATATCGGCATTTTGGATACTGTCTATTGTAACAGTATATTGCTCGATTTCGGTGAAATACACCTGAATGTCGGTTTTGGTATCCATAACGATTTCATAGTCGTACTGACTGTACAGCTTATCATCTGTCGTTACGGTGTCGACCTTGTCGTCACGGGTAATGACGAGCTTCTGCACTCTGTAATTTTCTGCCGCCTGTGCGGTAAGAACAATTTTTGTGCCGACAATAACACCCGTACCCGACTGATAACCCTGCTTAGTTGCCACTGCGCCTGTCTGATCGCCGCTTGCGGCAGAATAGGTCAGCGTCAGACGGACAGGAACATCAAATTCTGCACCGATCTCAGTGTCCTTTGTAATAGTCATAGTGAAGCTTTCGCCGCTTTGACCCTCGGCGTCGCCTGTCCACGCGCGGAATTTGCAGTCTGCGTCAGCTTTGACAGTGAATGTCAGTTCACAATCAACAGGAACATACACGCTGTTGTTGTCATTCAGCTCTATAATATCGCCGTTTGCGTCGGTGATCTCTATTGTACCGCCCTCTGCGGGGATATTTACCTTTACCTGCTTGCCGATTTCAGAAAGAGAAGCAAATTCTGCTTCAACAGTGTATTCTTTCGATGCCAATCTCAGCGTATAGGTGTCTGAGCCTGCGGCATCTATGGTTACGGTATTATTATCCGCATCGGTGATCTTCCACGATTTCAGTCCGTAGCCGTTTTTCGGTACTGCGGCAAATGTTACATCATCGGTGACTGTGCCACCGGGAGCGCTCAGCGGAGCATCTCCCACTGACCGTACCTATTACCGCGCCGTCTGCCGTATATGTATCGGTAAATGTGACCTGAGCGGAAGTTACCGCACGCTCGGTTGAAACCTGAATATTTGCTTCACCGTTCAGGGTAAAGGCACATTCGATAGTTCCGTCTGCTTCCGGCGTGAATATCATTGATTCTCCGCCGTTGTCAAGCGTCATGGATACAAGCTTATACAACTCGCTCTTTGGGGTGACCTTTACCTTGATGATCTCGCTCTCGCTTATCTCATCTCCCGACTTGATCTCAACATTACCGAGATGGCGCACCTTGATGTCGGCGGCATCTTCGTTATCGACAGAGTAGTTGACCTTATAGTCTTTCTTTGCCGTTGTAACCTCGGCGATATTCGACCATGTGCTTTCATTTTCTTTGCCGTCCACCTTGCAAACGGAGGTAACAACAAAGCTAAAGTCGGTGTTGGTTTTCAGATTTTCAATGTCATAGTATGTTGTACCGGCAGAGAGCAGCTCGGAGATCTTCGTATACTCGCCGTTTTCAATGCTGTACACATAGTAGCCCTCTACCTCCGGCCAACCGGGAGTCTTGTCGGGCTGAGACCATGTAAGGCGCACTGCATCATCTGCGAACAGTTCAGCTTCCAGATCATCTACCGCAGGAGCGGGTGTGCTGACATTTGACAGGCTGTAGCCGATAAAGACAGTCTTGTTGCCTTCCTCACCGTAGAGGTGACGGAACCACTGTCCCAGCGTCCAGTCGAATGTGTACTGCGTGTAAATGCTTGCGGGGATTCCCTCCTCGGCAAGAGCAGGACCGTCAATATCATTGACTGCACCGATGCACCCCTGCGAGGAGGTTTTCGTGGTCGAAACGCCCGAACCGTTGCTGTAGCTCAGACTGGTTTCAAAACCAACATCATGCGAGAATAGTATACCATCGCCGAATACACCGAAGCTGATGGAGAAGTTGAAGTAAAATCCGTGAGAAATCTCCTCAGAAACCGATTTGATATTGCTCTTTGAATAGGAAACCTCATTCAGACCTCCCGCATAGCCCAGACGGATAGTGTTCTGGCTGAGCTGCTGAGCGCCGAGTGCACTGTATGCGCCCCAGCCCAGCTGATTGTACATATAAGGGTTGCCCTCGTTGCCGTTCAGCCAGTTTTCCTCTTCGTTGATCTGCTCAAGGGGATAATAGCAGGCTTCGTCTTTGGAAGTCTTATCCGACTCCTTAGTGATGGTGCGATTGCCCTTTTTCTCCATATAGGAGTTGTATTCTTCGGCAAAGCTGTTGTAGTCGTCAATGCTCATCTGCTGATACACCGGTTGCTGTGGGATAGACAGGCTTATTGCCGTTTCGTCCGACCACTTGCCGTTTTCATCCAGCACCTCATAGCAGTAAATGAATACCGGCGTTCTTGCAACGAGTGCCGTATTATACGCCTGCGCCTTGACGGTCATGGCGTATTCGGTTTCCAGTGCTTCGGAAAAGCTCTTGCTCCATTCAAGAGAATAGCCGGCAGAGATCTCCAACTCAAAAGGCGCAAACAGTCCGCCGTATTTGTAGGACATACCCACGCTGTAGGAAACGTTTTTTGAGGAGGACTGCTCCAGCTCGTAGCTTTCGGTTATGGTATAGTCAGTTTCGTTATTAGCCGAGTCGCCCAGTGCCGCAAAGTAGGGTGCCGCCTGCATGACCGCCTTGACCTCTGGGTCGCTGTAGGCGTAGCTTACGCCCTTATATCGGGCGATAACGCCGTCCTGGTCACGGTCGCAGGCAGTCAGCAGTACCTGTGCACCACAGCCATAGTTGCCGCCGTTCGCATTGTTTGGTCCCCAATTGCTTTGTATTGTTGTTTTGAATCCGGTCGCAGTGCCGTAATCGTCGTTAGAATCGCTATATACGCCGGTGATCATACCCTTTTTGAAGGAATAAACATCGTCCTTGTCTCGGCAGGAAGCAATAAACACGATCTGCTCTCTGCCGGCGGTATTTCCGTCAAAATTACCCACGGCAACCGAGCGGAACAATTCTTCCTTGCCGCCAAGTCCATCGGTGAACTGGAATCCACTTACCGAATAGCCCCTGGAAGAAACTGCATCAAACTGACCAGCGGTAGCGCTGTATGTATAGATTGAGCCATTGAGAAAGAGGTAGTCAGCTACGGCACTGCCGTCGAAAGCGACCGCCTCTGCGGTTGTATACAAGACAATCTTGTCATCGCAGCTTTCCTGCGTCCATTTATTGGAGTTCATGGTCTTTACAGCGCCTTGCACAAAGCCTTTGTTATGATTGTTGAGAAGCACAGAGTATGCAAATTTTTCTTCATTCTGGAGTATAAGACCTCCTATAATTGCCGATATGGAATTATTTGGGTCTACCGTGCCGCTCTTTTCTACTCCGACAACAGCGAGGTCCTCGTAGCCGTCGTTGTTGAAGTCGCCGCTGACGAGTGAAACGGCGTCGATGGTCGTAGCACTATATTTGCCGTTACTGTCCGGCTGAGTTTTATCCATTATATTGTAAACTTCGTCGGCTCTTTGATCGACGATACTGTCAGACAAATTTGAGTTATAGCCCGTCCTAGTGCCATATTTTATCTTGAGCTGCGGTGTCAAATAACCCAGATTCTCTTCACGCGCGAGCTCACTGATAGGAAGAGATAAAACGGCGAGATCGTCAATGCCATCACCGTTAAAGTCGCCGACGCGCATTCGGACATACAGTTTGCGAATATGGTTGTATTCGGAATCACTTGATCGGATATAATCCAAAGTACCCCCGCCGTTTTGTGTATGATACCGCTTGATATATTCATCGTGAAGCAGCCTGTCTCCGATTTCGTTGTATCCCTGACTGTTTTCTGTGTTGCTACGCATTGTTAAGGTGCCGTTGTCAAAGGAATATTCCTTGATAAAGCAGCCAAGATTATTATTCCTTTCGGAGTTATTTACATCGAAAATTTTCCCTATAGAGGTACTGCTGTTCGGCACATAGACGATAATGGTGTCTTTACCGTCGTTGTCAAAGTCACCCGCCGCAACCGTGATCAAGTTGTTGGAGTAGTAGTTTTCCACCACAAGATTACCTTTGTTATCATAGATCCACTCCATTTCGCCGACTACCTGTGAGCCGACAAAACGGTTGTTTACCGCATCGTAAACATGGGCATAGACCTTTCGGTCGCCGCGGTTCAGACCAACATATACAATGTGGTCGCGCCGTCCCGTGCCGTATGGGTCAAATGCCACAGCCTGCATATAGGCATAGTTGCTGAAAGCACTTATACCCACATTGGGCAGTGAACTGTCCGAGGCGGTGTTGCTATTGGATATAAAGCTTTGCAGGCTGTTAGCTGTACCTACATCTGCTATTTTGCCTGTGGTGCGACCGGTATATGTCTCAAAGTAAATCAGCTCATTCTGCTCCACCATAGCAAACGGGTGGTCAACATCGTAGCCGTAGGGGTTAGTCGTCTTGTCGTACCCCGCGGGGACGGTGTTTTTCATCAGCGAATTTGCCGCATCCGATGAAAAGGTCGGACTGTCCGAGCCGTCCTCGGCAAATGACGAAAACGGCAGACTTGCGGCTATCATCGCAACAGCCAGCACCGCACTTATCGCTCGTCGAAAAATGAATTTCTTGTTCATAGTTCATACTCCTTCAAAATCGGGTTTACCGCATACAGCGGCAGAATAGAAAATAAAAAAATGAGTCATATAGCTCTTATTAAATATTATATCATAATGCGGAGATTTCGGGCGTGTCGTTTACGCTGTATTGTTGTCGTTTACGTCGCAGAGAATTACACAAATAAAATATCGCTTGTCAAACGACGGATTTTAATGTAAAATAGTATACGGACAATCGGCACAATGAATTTTACTGTAAACGGGAGGTTTCTCGTCATAATGGAGAACAATATACAAAAATCTTTACGGTGGATATGCACGGCACTGTTTCCGATCCTTTGCATCGGAATGATATGGTTTTTGCAGAATTTCACTAAGCTTGATACATCTATACAATATATAGACTGGCAAACTGCCGTCAAAATCGGACAAGATGATTCGCTCACCGAGCTTGACTATTCCGTACCACCTGAAACAGGTGAAAGGTTTCGGCTTGAAACAGTCATTCCCGCAAACAGCAAATACGGTAATCTGGTATTTGAAACGGCAGGAATGAATCTGACGGTCAGCATAGACGAAAAAGCGGTGTGGCAGTCCGAGACACTTGTACCCGAGGGGGCGGCAGGGCAGGCCCAGGCGATTATTCCGCTGCCGCTTAATACCGAATGTAAGCTTACCGTTATCGGCACGGTGACCGACACGACAAGCATTATTTTCCCGCCTTTTCCACGCTTTGTGCCTGTAGATGCGGAAGAAATCGAAAGCTACGCCTATGCGAATTATTACAGCATTCCAGCAGGTGCGACCGCTTTCATATCGCTGATGATCGCAGGTCTGTTTCTTTTGGGAATTGCGCGCAAAAATGCTGATTGGAGTCTGATACCGCTTTTCCTCGCCTCTGTGGGGCTTACTATGCAATGGATCACCAAAGGAATGGGACATCATTTTCTCGATGACGGATTGGTCGATTTCCTTAATCGGCAGGAAATAGGCATTCTGTTGCTTGTGCTTTTGATAGTATATCTTGTGATGAACAGACAACGTAAATTCTGGAAATACTTTGGGGTTTCCGCCGCCGTAAGTGCCGTTACATTGGCTGTCGCATACATGGTATCGTTTTTCACAAACAGCCGCCTTTCAAAATATATCGGCAGGCTGATCTCAGATGTCACGGAGTTTTATGATTATTCAGGGCTTCTGTATTGGATCACCGTCTGGACAGTCGCCGTATGTGCGGTCATCTCCGCCTATGCCGTAACACGTTCGATCATTTCGCAGCAGATGGAAGCCAAAACGCTCCGTCTGCGCAACGAGCTTATCATGAACAGCTATCATGCGATAGAAAGCAAGGTGACCGACAGCGCCGCCATTCGCCATGAAATGAAGCATAAAATAATCGCCCTTGACGCACTGTATCAGAAGGGCGATTATAAGACGCTGGGACAGCTGATTGGAGATATAAAACAGCAAAACGATCATTTGGCACAAACGCAGTTTACCGAAAATTTCACGGTCAATACGATTTTGCAGGACGCCGCTTACCGTGCGGCACAGTCCGACATCAGATTTGATGTGCTCGTTTCTGTTCCGCCGCAGCTGACTGTTGCCGAAAGCGATTTATGCGAGCTTTTGATGAATATGCTTGATAATGCGTTGGAAGCCACCGCGGAGGTTACCGACGGAAAACGGTTTGTCCGCTTTCAAATTGAAACAAAGAACGGCTTTCTTGCTGTAAAGTGTGAGAATTCATATTCCGGCAAGCACAGACAGGACGCGGACGGCAACTATCTCACAACCAAAAATGACGCCGAAACCCACGGCTTCGGCTTAAAGCTGATGAACACCGTCGCCGTGCGTTACCACAGCATACTGGATATTTTCACTTCGGAGGATCGGATCTTCACCGTGCAGACAGCGCTTAAGCTGCCTAAAAAATAAATATTAAGAGGTCACCGCCGAATATAAGCGGTGACCTCTTTGTTATTGATTTATATATCGCACAAATGCGCTTTGAAAGGCTTTGTAATAGGCTCTTCCCACCGGGAGCGTTTCGCCGCTTTGCAGAGAAAGCTCCGTTCTACCGATCTCACGCACCTCATTCAAATTCACAAGATAGCTGTTATGACAGCGGGCAAATTGCCCCGCAGGAAGTTGTTTTTCAAAATCCGAAAGCGAAAAATAATAGGTGCTGTTACCTGTACTTTGGTGGATTACTATGCTGTGATTATAGCTCTCGACATATCGTATGTCCGAAAAAGATAAATGCACCAGTTTATTTCCGATGTGAACCACAACGGTTTTCGGTATGTAATTCAGCTTCAGATCAGTGTGGATCGCACTTGCC